CCCACCTCGCCGCTGCCATCGCCAACCACCTGATCGCGCAAGGCAAGCCGGTCATCTGCATGACGATGATCGACCTGCTGGAGCGCATCAAGCGCACCTACTCCACGACCGGCGGCAGCGAGAGCGACGTCCTGAAGATCTACAAGACCGTCCCACTCCTCGTGATCGACGACATCGGCAAGGAGCCGCCGACCGAGTGGGCGATCTCCACGGTCTACAACATCATCAACGGCCGCTATGAGGCATACCTGCCGACCATAGTGACCACCAACTACGACACCGAGGCCCTGATCGACCGCATGACGCCGCGAGAAAGCCACGACAGCATGACGGCCCGGGCCACCATCGACCGGCTCATGGAAATGTGCAGGGGCATCACCCTCACCGGCCAGAGCTGGCGCAGCAGGTGATCGAGATCCGCGAGACTACGCTCAGAGAGGCCAACGCCTACGTCGAGGAGCTGCACAGGCACCACGGCAAAGTCGTCGGCCACAAGTGGAGCCTCGCAGCCTACAAAGACGGACGCCTCTGCGGCGTCGCAATCGTCGGCAGGCCGACCGGCCGCTACCTCGACAACGGCAGCACCCTCGAAGTAACACGACTCTGCACGGACGGCACGCGGAACGCCTGCTCGGCGCTTTACGCAGCCTGCGCCAGACGCGCAAAGCGGGAAGGCTACGCCAAAATCATCACCTTCATCCTCCAGAGCGAGCCCGGGACGAGTCTCAGGGCTGCGGGCTGGACGCTGGAGGCCACAAAAGCCGGAAAGCCCCGATGGAACAAGGAACGATACGCCACCAAGCCCGTGCAGCTCTCTCTTTTTCCGTCAAAGCAGCCGCCGGCCGAGTACAAACAACGATGGGCGAAAGCCCTGAACCAGAAGGAGGACACAACAACATGAAAAAGGTTTACATCTGCTCCCCGTGCCGCGGGGACTACGAGAACAACATCCAGCGCGCCAAGGAGTACAGCCGCGTGGCTGTGGAGAAGGGCGTCATCCCCGTCACCCCGCACATCTATCTCACGCAGTTCATGGACGACAACGTCCCCGAGGAGCGTGAGCTGGCCCTGAAGATCGGCAGCGAGCTGGTGCTCGGCTGCTCCGAGCTGTGGGCCTTCGGTATTGACCACCCTTCGGCCGGTATGGCCGCGGAGATCGAGCTCGCCAAGGCGCACGGCATCCCCGTCCGCAACGGCTTCGAGGCCATCAGCGAGCTGAAGCCTGACGAGGAGCCCGAAAGCGGCGAGGAGGACGATCCCAACATCGGCAGCGTGACGATCCACCTGCCTGCCCGCGGCGGCTCCATCCACGTCCACCTCGACGGTGCCACCATCCTCACGCTCGCCGACCGCCTGATCTCCGATCCGGGCGTCCACATCG